GCAGTTCTTAGAGCACTTTGGGCATTTATTTAATTTTACTATTTTTAGGGTTTAGCAACGTTAAAGGTCGCTCAAAGTGCTCTAAAAACTGCTTGACAAACACCCGCAGAGGTGCTATAATCACAAAACACTAACAAAGGAGACTAGACAATGACAGGCTTTGTAAAGATTAAACAAGGTAGTTATCGCAATCAAGCGATTAACAACGAAGTATTTCCACTGGTAAAACAGTATCAACTAGGCAGCAAAGGCGGCTTCCTTACTGTAGATGGTACAGGACGTTTTGGCAAAGACAAGATACGTGTAAGTATCGCAACTCCACAAGACTACGAATTTGTAGACGCAACAGAATACACAGGCACAGTCTCAACACAAGAAGTAGACACACATAGCAAACAATCAGATGAAGAACGTATTGCAGATATTGCACAACGTTTTGAAATACTTGAAGCAATGACTAAGGCTTGTTTGAACGGTGATGTACGTGCGCTGATTGTAAGTGGCCCTCCGGGTGTAGGTAAGAGTTACATTGTTGAGGATCAAATTGAACGTGCTAACCTGTTCCAAAATATTGCTAACACTAAACCTAAACACACTGTGGTTAAGGGTAGTGCTAGTGCTATTGGCCTGTACAAAACACTGTACGAATACAGCGACGAGAACAGCGTGGTAGTATTTGACGACTGTGACAGCATCTTGTTTGATGATGTAAGTTTGAACTTGCTTAAAGGTGCACTTGACAGTGGTAAGTCACGTAAGATTAGTTGGTTGCTAGAATCACGTGTACTGAAAAATGAAGACATCCCTAACAGTTTTCAATTTAAGGGTGCAGTGATTTTTATCACTAACTTGAAGTTTGATGCAGTTAAGTCACAACGCCTAAAAGATCACTTAGAAGCACTACACAGTCGTTGCCACTATCTAGATTTGACACTTGATACTATGCGTGATAAACTGTTGCGTATCAAGCAAATTGCTAAGAGTGGTGCGCTGTTTGCAGAAATGGGTATTAGTGATGTTGGACAAGATGTTATTATTGACTTTTTGGACGCAAACAAGAATAAGGTACGTGAGATGAGCTTGCGTATGGCTATTAAGGTAGCACAGTTGTACAAGAGTTTTCCTACAAACTGGGAAGCAATGGCGGCAACTACTTGCTTTAAGACAGGAGCATAATGCTTGATTGTTTAATCATAGGTGACAGTATCGCTGTGGGCACTAAGATGTTTATGCCCCAGTGTGCTGACTATGCCAAAGGTGGCATTACCAGTCACGGATGGTTAAAGCGTTATAGCACTAACGATCTCAGTGCTAACAGTGTTATTATCAGCCTAAGTACCAACGACTGGGAACGGGCTGATACTACTGCTAAACTACGTGAGATACGCGGCAAAGTTCGAGCCGCTCGAGTATTTTGGATTGAACCAAATCCAGAATCTAAACCTGATGCAGTAGCACACGTTAACCAAGTTGCCCGTGAGTTTGGTGATACTGTGATTAGAACCACACGCTGGCAAAAGGATAAGATACATCCAAGTTGGGCCGGTTACAAGGAACTTGCTGGTGCGACACAGAAGTAGCACAACCGTTTACAGCCAGTGGATTAAGTTAGTTAAGAAGACTAACCCTAAAACTGGTCGTAAACACTACTCAGTGATTGTGGATAGTTATGGATACTTTGGTAGTTATCCTGGACTCAGTGGTTTAGATCTTAGACTAATCACAACTCTTTGGCGCAGTCATTTTGACCCTGCGGGTAATCGCGGCATGAGGACTTCCTTAAGTTTTAAATTTACTAACAAAGAACAAGCAGAGCAACTTATTACCTTGGCATTACTCAAATGGGGAGAACGTTATGTGGCGAACTAAAGCAATTAAATGGGCATGGATTACACTGGTATTAAATGCCACTGTGGCATTAATGAACATAGGATTCAGTTACGGACATTTGATCAGACACGAATATTGGACCATGGCTATTAGTGTTAGCCTGGTTGTGCTCAACAGTTGGATAGCAGTGTGGCAATACAAGACCATAGTCAAGTATCGTGAAGAAATTAAAGAACTTATGTGGCGTACCCTATCAACTCCCTCGGAGCAGTTAAGATGAGATTACTATTAGCAATGATTTATAACTTGATTATTTTATCAGGCACTGTATACCTAGTAGGTTGGCAGGGCTGGAGTGCTTGGTGGTTCCTATTAACAGTATTACTATTGGCCAGTGGTAAGGACGAATGTAAAACTGGCCGTAAATTTTATGAGGAGTAACACTATGTCACCGTATGTAAAACAAATTCTTTTTATCGTAACAGGTATTTTCCTAGTTGGACTAGTGGGCGTCTATAATGAAACAGCACAACGCTTACTTGGCCTGGTTCGCATTTGGGTGGATGTTATCAGACATCGCCCGTGCTGCATTTCCCTCAGATTCAAAATAACACAGGAGTAATATAAATGGAATTTTTAGAATATTTTAAGTTAGGCACACCACTTACCACAGGGCAAGCATTTTTCCTAATGTGGTTTTTTGGTGCAGTTGGTGGTTATTGTTTTGGTCGCGCACATGCCGCATTTATTACCTTAGGTAAGTTAAGCGATCGTGTTAACGCAACCGTTGAACGTTTGAATAAGGATGTAAAATAATGTTTAATAAAATCTATCGTTGGTTTGTTAAGTATGATGTAGAAATCTGTTGGTTCCTAACAGGTTGGTTCGCCGCAGAGTTCTTCCATGACTTTGCTCATGGCAACTGGTTTGCGGCTATTATTGATTTGATCTTGGTCGTAGTCAACATCAGTTTCTACAAAAAATAAAGTATGTAAATACTAGTATGAAGTCAGACATCAAAATCAATCAAGGCTACAAGGCCAAACCTATCAAAGACGTTGCTAAAAAACTAGGGCTCAAAGACATCGAGCCCTATGGCAACTACAAAGCCAAAGTTGATCCCACACAAGTTAAAAACAAGTCGTGGGGTCGACTCATACTAGTCACAGCAGTAACACCGACACCCGCTGGTGAAGGTAAGACCACAACAACCATTGGCCTGGCAGATGGCCTACGTAAGTTACGATACAATAGTATTGTCTGCTTACGTGAGCCTGCGCTGGGTCCAGTGTTTGGTATGAAGGGTGGCGCTACTGGGGGTGGGTATGCTCAGGTATACCCCATGGAAGATATTAACCTACATTTTACAGGGGACTTCCATGCTATTGCTTCAGCACATAACTTGTTAGCTAGCCTAATAGACAACCACTTACACTGGGGTAATGCGCTGAATTTAGACACTAATCGTATTACATGGCGTAGGGTCAGCGACATGAACGATCGTGCGCTACGCGACGTTTGTGTAGGTCTAGGAGCCCATAACAGCGTCACACGTCAAACAGGCTACGACATTGTAGTAGCAAGTGAAGTAATGGCCTGCTTATGTTTAGCAGGTGGATTCCAGGATTTAAAACGTAGATTGGGTAACATTACTGTAGGTTATACCTTGGATAATAAGCCCGTTATAGCACGAGACCTTAAGGCCGAAGGTAGTATGGCAGCTTTGCTAAAAGATGCTGTAAAACCTAACCTAGTGCAGACCTTAGAAGGCACTCCTGCGCTGATACACGGCGGCCCATTTGCTAACATAGCACATGGCTGTAACAGTGTAATCGCCACTAAATTAGGCTTAAGATTGGCTGAATATGTGGTAACAGAAGCAGGATTTGGCGCCGATTTGGGTGCTGAAAAATTCATTAACATCAAATGTCGTAAAAGCGGGCTAAAGCCTGATGCTGTGGTACTTGTAGCCACTGTAAGGGCAGTTAAACACTGGGGTAACTATGATAACTTGGACAAACATATAGCCAATATCAAAACGCACTATAACCTGCCTTGTGTGGTTGCTGTAAACCGTTTTGCTGACGACACTGACGCAGATGTTCAAGCATTAATTGATCATGTTAGAACTACGTTTAACATTGAAGCAGTGGAAAGCACACACTTCCGTGATGGTGGTAAGGGTGCTACAGATCTAGCACACGAAGTTATCATGGCCATTGATGAGTCAGAAAAGACCATGGAATTGACCTACAAAGATGAAGATACATTGTGGGATAAACTTAACACAGTGGCACGTAATATCTATGGTGCCAGTGGTGTTAGTATGGATGCTAAAGTTAGTAAGCACTTAGATTATTTACAGCAACACTATGGCAATTACCCTATTTGTATAGCCAAAACACAGAGCAGTTTTAGTGATGACCCCTCTAACAAAGATGCTGCTACACAGTGGCACACACTAACCGTGCGTGAGTTAAGATTATGCTCGGGCGCAGAGTTTATTGTAGCCATTTGTGGTAACATTATGACCTTACCAGGTCTACCAGAACGGCCCAACGCTGAGCGTATTGATATCAATTCTAAGGGTGACATAATAGGACTTGATTAAATATTTAGGTAGTACTCCATTGCACTTTCTATTGTCTAGCTCCTTGTGCAATGGCCTTATAGCCCAAATGGAAACATTTGGGCTTTTTTTTCTTGCAAATCAGATTTAAATATCATATACTAATAGTATGTTAAAGTTTACACACGTCGAAGACTACATCGAAGTACTAGCAGGCTATGATCCAGGATCTACAGTCTTGTTTAACACTGGCAAGTACACGTTCAGTTTGGCTCGCTATGATGTTAAAATAGTTGAAAGTATGGCCAATGCCACAGTGTGGAGCAGTATGGCTCTTACTGATCGGCAAGGTGAACTGGCACTTAAACTTGTAGAAAAGTATCGCAGACAATATGCTAATCAAGGCATAGATATCACACCCGTTATTGAAAATCCCTCGTGGCGTATGCCCTTACGCAAAGTTGATCGCACACAGCGCATTTGGTTAGAAGATGGTGAAATTAAAATTAAATTTCCCTACAATCAAAATTGGATTGATGACATACGTGGTTTTAAAGAAGTTAGTCAAGGACATGCTGAGTGGCGTAATGACAACAAGCACTGGAGCCTAGGCCTAACAGAATATAATGTTAATTGGGTAGTAGCCTGGGGTGAAACATGGAAAATTGATATTGACCCAGAAGTCAGAGATCTGTACAATAAAATATTGCTAGCAGAAACCGAATCATACGAAATTAAACTAATACAACACGAAGATCGTTTTGAAATTACCAATGCAGCTGAGTCTCTGATCAACTACATTAACGAACACCTAGGCGGCTTTGGCCTAGACAATGTCACCCGATTAGTTGACTCAGCAGGTGTGTTAGGCTACACAGTTGATCGTGGTATTAAATATGATGAACTATTAGATCTATTTGGACCAGAACGATTGGTGCACGTACCAAGTACAGAATCAGGCAGTTTAGACCTGATATTTGACTATGCTGAACTAACAGATCGCTGGCCAGTGTACATATATAATCCAGGTACAAGTCAGCAAATTGATCTTAGTAGATTTACCGACAGCGAAATAGTTAAATTTGACCCTGCAGGTAAGACTAAAAGATCTGACTACAACTTTTGGACTACCAAGGTAATCTATGTTAATAAGATACCCAAGGTGTGGGAGTGGCCAATACCATTGTTAGTTAGCACAGTAGAAATGATGTACGGTGGCAGTCGTATGGAATGGATGACACGTGCAGAAAAAATTATACATTATAGTTATGTTCCTTTGAGAGAAAAATCCTAATGGCCACAGCCAGATTACTGATAAAAGATGAAGTAAATGTAAAGATAGAAGGCTTAGATTTACATGAACGCAAAGAACTTAGTAACAAGTTCAAATATGAAATACCTGGTGCACGTTACTTGCCTGCTGTTCGACTAGGACGCTGGGATGGCAAGGTTGGATTCTTTCAACTGGGTGGCAGTACCTATATCAACTTACTTCCAGAAATACTCCCTTACCTAGACAGTCGCGGTTATGATATTGACCTACAGGATGTGCGTGAGTATCGCACGCAGTTTGATTTTGATCAAGTAACTGAAGAAACTTTTGCACACAAGGTATGGCCAGACAAGCACCCTATGGCAGGGCAACCTGTGGTTCTGCGTGACTATCAAATTGAAATTATCAACAAGTTCTTAGAGAATCCGCAGTGCATACAGGAAGTAGCTACAGGCGCAGGTAAGACCTTAATGACAGCGGCACTTAGTTATAGCTGTGAACCACATGGACGTACTATTGTTATCGTTCCGAACAAAAGCCTAGTAACACAAACAGAAGCAGACTATATTAATCTAGGCTTAGATGTGGGCGTGTACTTTGGTGACCGTAAAGAGTTTGGACATCAGCATACAATCTGTACTTGGCAAAGTCTAAACATCTTACTTAAGAACACCAAGGGGGGTGAAGCAGACATTACCATTATGGAGTTTTTAGAAGATGTTGTCTGTGTTATGGTTGACGAAGTACACATGGCCAAAGCAGATGCGCTTAAAACTCTACTCACAGGTGTAATGGGTCATATACCAATCCGCTGGGGCTTAACTGGAACTATACCTAAGGAAGCCTATGAACAGGTTAGTCTACTGTGCAGTCTAGGACCAGTAGTAGGTAAACTCAGCGCCAGTGAACTTCAAGAACAAGGTGTACTAGCTAACTGTCATGTAAATATCTTACAACTTGTAGACTATGTAGAATACAAGGACTATCAATCAGAACTACGCTATCTATTAGAAACAGACGAAAGGTTGGATTATATAGCACAGCTAGTTGAATCAATTAGATCTTCGGGCAATACACTAATCCTAGTAGATCGTATAGCACCGGGGCGAGCCTTAGTAGAAAAAATTCGTGATGCAGTATTTGTTTCAGGAGGAACTAAAGCAGATGACCGTAAAGAACACTATGACGATGTGGCAACAAGTGAAGACAAAGTTATTGTCGCCACGTATGGTGTTGCCGCTGTTGGCATTAACATCCCTCGTATTTTTAATTTGGTTTTGGTGGAGCCTGGCAAAAGTTTTGTTAGGGTTATTCAAAGTATAGGACGCGGTATTCGCAAAGCCGAAGACAAGGATTTTGTACAGATTTGGGACATAACCAGTACCTGCAAGTTTGCCAAACGGCACCTTACAACTCGTAAGAAGTTTTATACAGAAGCAAACTATCCGTATCAGGTAGAAAAAGTGGAGTGGCGATGAATATTATTGTCTGCGGTGATAGTTGGGCTACACCAGATAAAAGAATACCTGGGGCACATTTCAGTGAAATTTTAGCTGACAAGTATAAATTTACAGTAACTAACTTGGCAAGAGGTGGTATAAGTAACATTGGGATATGTTTTCAACTTCAGCACGCATTAACGAACATGGCTCCAACTGTTATTATTCTTTGTTCAACAGACTCTGACAGATTAAATTTTGCTGTAGGAGACTATAAACCCGAGCACGGATTAAAAAATATAAGATACACTGATGATGTTAGTGCCACTTGCGGTAGTCCTTTCGTAGGAGATGATGATGCTCCGGTTATTGACGATGTTGCTTTGGTATTAGCCCAGGGCAATGATTGGACCAGACCTAGTAAATCTAAAAAATATAAATTAACATCGGCCCAGTGGGAGGCGATTCGCCAATATGTCACGTATTTACATAACAGAGAAATGCAAATGACTATAGATACCTGGGCTTTACAATATTGGATGATGACAGCCTCTGCTAGAAAAATTCCCATACTTGATTTCCATGATTACTGGGACATCATTTACCAAAAACATAATATCCCGTCTAGCGGCAACGGGCACTATGTATTTCATACAGAACCATCTCTGCAGATAGAGATTGCTGAACTTGTAGTAAATGATTTAAAAGGTAAAGGATTGATTTAAAATCTATGAAACAGTTTAACCAATGCAAAATATTAGAAAAAGATGAATCAGCTGTAATGCTAGCAAGAAAACTTAAAGGATAGACATGTATATTTTAACACTAGAAAATCAAGCATACGAAATGAATGAGATCCCGGATGAGGTAGATGACCTACGTTTTGCGATATTGGACAACAGCGATCCTAAAAATCCAGACTACTTTTTTATTCCCCTAATCTTTTTAGAAAGTTTTAATGCACCTGCATTGGTTTTGAGCATTGGCGGCAATCTAGTTAAGATGCCTGTGGATTGGCAAATCTTAATAGGTGAACCTGAAATAGGAGATTTAGAAGTTATTCCGTTAAGCAGTATTAATGATCGCGGGTTCAGTGCCTTTACTTTTAATCCGTTGGGTAGTTTTAAACCAGAATTTCTTCCTATAGAAATAGTTGACATATATCAAGACGTTAAATGGTATTTTCCTAAATTGAAGCCAGGACAAATGCTAGCAGTACCAGTTACAGATGGTGAACAACCAATGTGTGCGTATTTTGTAAAAGATATCAGCAGACAAAGCGAAGTTGTTGATTATGGGAAGATATGGTAGTATGGGCAATCTTAAACCAGGTGCAACCTACATTTATGAACGTGTGGACAATGTGGTCTATGCCCGAGAAGCAGGTAGTGATCCCAGTACTCGATTTGAAATTGGCCGCGACTATGATCCAAAAGCCAAATCATGGGGGGAACGGGTATTAGAAGACAAAATGTGGGGTGAAATTCGCCGGATGGCTCTAACCAATCCCACTTTACAAGATGCGGTAGATCGTGTTATAATGATATATAAGTTAAGCAAGGAATACAATGATGTTTAACCCAGACCAATTTAAACCAAAAAAGAAACGTGCAGTAGACCCAAATGCGCCACCTCGCCCAAATCTATTAAGCCAGGACAAGAAACTGCGCGAGCAGACGGAAGCGGTAAGTAGACTGGTGCAGATAGTTCAACGCCAGCAAGATGAGATTGAAAGCCTACGCACTAAGTATCAGCAGATGCAACAGAGCATAGATCAATTAGTTAATGTATTGAGAAGAAAATAATGGCAACAGACTTCAACAGTCCACTATATATCGGTAACGAAATGGCAGCATTTGATCGTAAAGATCGTGCGTATTATGATAAGTTTACTGATGAAGAACGCAAACAGTTTTCAACTTATCTAATGCTACGCTACGGTGCTAGTGTAGAAGGCAGTGTAGACTTTCAGAGTTATTATCTGCTGGCTACAAATGAGAATGTAAACAAACATTTCTTTGACTTAAACAAGCATCCTAAACTACAATGGTTAATGTGTACCACTGTTAGTCCAAACATGGGCAAACAAAAACACTATTGGCAACCTGCTAAGAAAAAAGAAGGCAGTAACAACAAAGCAATTAAGTTTTTAACAGAACAGTTCCCCCAACTCAAAGAAGATGAAATCAAACTACTAGCAGCTATAAATGATAGATCAGATCTTACAGACATGGCAAGAAAACTCGGCTGGGATGACAAACGTATCAAGTCAGACTTATAAGTGTAAGTATTGTGGCAAAGAGTACCGCAAGGAATCAACTCTTGCGGCGCATCTATGCGAAAGCAAACGACGCTGGCAACAGGAAAAAGAACAAGGAGTCCAACTTGGATTTCAAGCATACCTGCGATTCTTTGAGTTAACACAAGGTTCAGCTAAACTTAAAAGCTACAGTGATTTTGTAGAAAGTCCCTATTACAGCGCCTTTGTTAAATTTGGGCGTCACATGCAGAACATACGTGCTGTTAACCCTCGAACATTTATAGATTGGGTAATCAAACAGAATAAAAAACTTGACCACTGGACACACGAATCAGTATACTTAGAATATCTACATCAATATTTACGAAAGGAAGCAGTACAAGATGCACTGGAACGAGCACTTAACGAAATGCAAGACCACGTGGACACCAACCCAGAAATTAAGGGAGGTCTCAGAGACTATTTTCGATACGGCCATAGCAATAGGATTTGCTTTCACATCAGTACGGGCCGTGTTAGTCCTTGGATTGTGTTTAATTGTACCTCAGGTATTGAGTTTCTTGAGTCGTTAAACGAAGAGCAATTGGCTATGATCTTACCTTGGATAGATCCGGATTATTGGCAACACAAGTTTAACGACTATCTAGCTGACACTGAATGGGTTAAGATGATATTGAGTGAGGCAGGACTATGAGTGATCGTGTTACTGGAGAGCTTGTACAACTACGCAGTGAGGTGTTATACTTAATACGTCTAGTTGAAAAGTTAGAAAAGAAAATTACTCAACTTGAAGATACAGTTAAAAAGACAGAACAAAAGCCACAAGATCCTTTTCAAGGAAAAATAATTGAAAAACTTTAAGTCAGACATTGACATAGACTTTGCTGATCGTGATCAGATTCTATCGTTATTAGATGTTACACCAAGTAGCATAATTCGCGATGGTAAATTAGTTCGGCATAACACAGGTGTGCATCCAACTGAGATTCCTGTGGATCCTTTTACTGGATATGCTAGCCTAGACTACAACGATGCAGAAGATCGCGGTTATATTAAACTAGACTTTCTTAATGTTAACTTATATAAGCAGGTCCGTGATGAACAACACTTAGTAGAACTAATGCGTGAGCCTGATTGGACTAAGTTATATGATCTAGCAATATGTAGTCAGTTAATTCATGTGAACAATCATTATGATACCTTGCTGAAAATGCCCGAGCCTGTGGACACTGTGGCTAGATTAGCTATGTTTCTAGCAGTTATTCGTCCAGCCAAACGACATCTAATAGGCAAAAGTTGGAAGGATGTTAGTCTTACTATTTGGGACAAAGTTGAGGGCGAATATGCGTTTAAAAAGTCACATGCGATTGCTTATGCAAATCTTGTAGTAGTAAATCTTAACCTACTCTGCGAACCAGCGTTATCGAACGACGCTTAGATCTTTTGTTGGCTATTTCTTTAAGGCTGACATAAGGACCGTGTTGTATTACTACGTCCTTGCTGTTGAATGTTTTCAAACAGACTCTAAATTCAATCCAATCTTGTTTTAAGAATACATTAATAGGCACTAGTCTATTACTTTCCCACCACCATTGATCTGCTAGGTCTAAAAATCTAGTTTTCTGATCTAAAGTTTTTAATATTGCATAGTCGTAGATGGTTGTGATAATCTCGTCCGAGTTTTGTATGATACCAATGTACTCATTGCCACCGTAGGTGAGATAGCTTAAAAACGGGTATTGATCTAGTAAATTCTTAATGCTATCTTCCATTAACGCTCTGCTAAATATGTAATAAGGATTAAGACAAATTGCCTCACATCTCAAGTTATTTATATGACAACAGAATCCAAGTTCAACTTTTGGATGAGGACCCGTCTTTAAAGACAAGGAATCGCATCGTGTACGCTAGAACAGTAAAAGTTTATGACAATATTGACAATGTAATCACTATTAATTTTCGTAACAGTGATCAAAAGCCAGCAAACATTGTAGGAAAAACATTTACATTTAGCGTAACCTCAGCAGAAGGTAATGCCGCAGTTTGGTCTACAAATGTCACTATAAGTAATGTGTCTACTGCTATAGGCAGTGTGACCTTAGATCAAGCGAACGTAGCTAACTTAACACACGAATTTTATAACTACACTATCAGCTACAATTCAGGTAGCCTAACTTTACCAGCCTACACCGACGACAACTGGGGCGCGGCTGGACAACTTCAAATACTACATAACGTTTACTAACAAACTACGATAAATACTCTATAATAACCAGGGTATTCTCATGATTTTATCTAACGTAAACATAGGTTCAGGTCCATCAGCAGGTGATGGAGATAGATTACGCACCGCATTTAATACAATTAATCAAAACTTTGCTCGAGTACAAAGCAACGTAAATGCGTTAACCAACAGTGTTAGTTCGGTCGCTGGTAGAACTGGCAACATAATTTTAACTACACAAGACATTATAGGCATTAACAACTATGCTACAGTAAGTTATGTAAATAGTCAGCTAGGTAATGGCGGTGCTAATTTAAGTAGTATAGAATCTAACATAGCATCATTACAGGCAGATGTTAATACCCTTTATGGTAATGCAGGTGTCCAAAGTGCTACCCTAGCTACACTAACAGCCAATGCCGCACTACAAGCTGGCAGTCTAGCAACATTAACCAGTAACGCTGCTGTGCAAGCAGGAGAACTGTCATCACTGTTAGCTAATGCCGCAGTGCAAGCTGGGCAAATTAGCTCGTTAGCTGCAAATCTAGCACCTTACGGTGACAGTAACGTTGGTAGTTATCTAACCACTTATGGCGGTAACATTAGTGTAAGTAATATTATATTTGATGACCTGTCAGTACAAACCACAGCCTATACAGGTACACAATGGCGCAGTAATTTAGAATCAAATGTTCGTGTGAAACCTAGCTGGTTAAGTTATGTAGCCGGAGGTAAAAATCAAGAAGGCGTTCAGTACGGTTTTGACAGCAGTGGTATGTTCTTTAGAGGTAACTCTAACGGTGATTTCGCATATCCTATTCAAACAAGTCTACACTTCCACGAACAGGATGTGTTAGAAGTTTCCGCAACAATTTATTTTGGTACCACCAACGATGATCATGGTTTAAGTATTTTTTCAGCAGACACTCGTCCAATTTGGCAAAGTGGTACAAATGCTACACGTATAGCGTTTCAATTTGATGCTGGGATTCCGGTACTGTACGGACAGACTACAGCCAATACAGCACCAGGTAGTCCTGTATTAAGCGCAGGTAATTATTATACAATTAAATTTAAATACGATCCTGGTAACACTGTGATTGTAGAAACATTCAGCGGTAATACTGCTACAGGTAGTCCAATCGACACAAGAAGCTTGAGTGAAGTACTACCGGCAGGTGACTACAAATTAGGGTTTGATGCTGATAACGATTCTTTAGGAGTTAAAAGCTACTGGACTAATTTAATAGTTAGAACGCTAACTAATACAGTAGTTAATGACCTAGAAGTACAAGGGCAGATTATTGGCAATCTTATACCGCAGAGTAATGTCACACAAAGTTTAGGTAACGTTACGCATCAATGGCGAGATCTGTGGGTCAGCAACGCTACAATTTATCTTAACAGTGTTCCACTATCTTTAGATGCTGATAACACCCTATTAGTAAACAATGTTCCGGTAGTAACATATGATAACGGCACACTTAGTGTTGGTGGTAATGCTGTTTCCGGTGGCGAACCTACTATATCTAACACAGTTAAAGGATTTATTAATCTCGTAGGCGATCGTCCTAACAACGAAGATAACGTATGGTTTGAAAGCGTAGTGGTCCATGGACAATATGCTTATGCACTAGGTGGTGATGACGGATATATTGATAACAGTAATAATCGCAGCAAGGTCTACAAGTTTGATCTTGAAACAGGTGCTCAGGTATGGGTTAAACAGATCACCGCAGGCCGTGGAGCAACGTTTGATCTAACAATATCGGCAGGTAACAGTATAGTTACTGTAGATGCAGTGTCAGCAGGCGGCGTGGGATATAAAGTAGGCGAAGAAATTTTAATACCAGGATGGCAATTTGGAGGCAGTGACCCCGATAACGACGTTATCTTGATAGTGGACACTATCGGTGGTAATAACAGCGTTCTCACTGCCAATGTAAAACCAGGATACGACACACAAGGTCTATCAGGAACCTTTACTGGTATTAGTTCACCATACGATGATGCTCGCGGTGACACTGTCGCTATATCCTATGACGAATTTAATAACAAACTTATAGTAGTCACAGAATACAACAGCGGACGAGGCGATGTAAACGATGGTTCCTGGAATTGGGTAAATGTCTATACTATGAATCCTACTACAGGAGCCATAGAAGAAACTGTGACCATGACTGAAGAAGGCGACATATATCCTAACAGCATTGCCACATACAATGCTGATGGTAAGATTGCTATAGTTGGCGAGAAATACAACGAATATCGTGAGTTTGGCAATCTAACTATGTTGAATAAAGCCAACGGATATTTTGACATACTGAAATCTAACTTAGATCCAGAACACTATCCAGGCGCACCTTACAACAACTATAGTGATTTCTGGATCACTGGTACTGGTATCGCAAATCAAGAGAACGTAGATCAAGTCAATGAATACGTAAACGTTACTACAACCGTTCGTCAAGGAAGCGGTGCAGTATTTGATTTGGTCAACAACGGAAACGGAACCTACGGATTCTCAACAATCGCAACTGCTGGCACAAACTATAGAGTAGGACATAAGATCAAGATACTTGGAACAAGTCTTGGTGGTGCTACGCCTGACAATGATGCTATTATTACAGTCGATGAGATTGACGGCTCGGGTGGAATTGTTTCAGCAACGTTAACTGGCACAGCACCTGGTGTAGTTGGAGCTACCTTCAACGGTGTCACTGGATCTAACTATAATACAGGTTCAGGATACACAGCCTACATTTACATAAATCCAACCACTGGAGCATTTAGTTACGGTGGCAGCAACAATGGCGGTACAAACTATGTAGCAGGTGATGTTATCACGGTCGCAGGTACAACGTTTGCTGGCGGTACTTCACCTGCTAATGATGCTACTTTAGTTGTTAATGCTGTTGATGGTAGTGGCACCGTACAAAGCATAGTTGGCGGTACAGTTAGCGGAACAGGACCAACTACTGCGCTACGTATTAGAGTAGACAATGTAGACTTTACTGTTGAAGGTACCTGGGCTATGCGTCAGAACCTAGGCGGTGAAGCATTTGTCTGGACACCGAGTTGGAGTAACGCTATCGGCGGACCTAGCGGTGATAGATTCTACGATGTAACATGGAATGAAGACGGCACAGCCTTGTATGCTGTAGGACGCGGTGTTTATGAAGTTCCTTATCAACAGGCATTGGTAGTCAAGTTTGACGCTGTAGATGGTTCTATTATATGGAGCAAGGATATTAAATTTGACGAAGCAGACGGTCTTCAGTACGATCCATATAGACAAGCCCGTGCAGTGTGTATGGTACCTGATAGCAGTGACATTATGGTAGGCGGTGAATGGTACAATCCTATTGCCAACAGAAGTGAACTGATCCTCACAAGAATGACATCTGCAGGTGCAGCGGTATGGCAAAAGACCTATGGATTAGAGTCTCAGGGTGGTGAGCAGTATATGGATCCTGAAATTAGTCTAAAGGCTAGTGGCAATCGTGTGGTTATGAGTTTTGAGCAGAGTACCTATGGTAACGGTCGAGGTTTGGCCTATATGGTTATTAATCCAGCTAATGGCACAGTGGACCGCCATAGAGTGTTTAGTGCTGATGGCAACTCAAACTACAATTATTATAACACACCTACGGCTAACTTTGCTGACGTTTACTCAGATGCTACAGGAGATTATGTTGTCATGGCAGGCTATACTTACGTGCCTACAGACAACTACTACAATGCTCTATTAATGAAACTGCCTTTAGATGGCCTGGTTGATATTGCTGTAGATGAAAGACGTAGCATTGGCGAGCATATTATGAATCGTCATACAGTTAATATAACCACAATGACTCCAGGATTTGATTCATTCACAGCAGACGAACATCTAGATACAATTACTAATATTCTTGATGCTCGTAACTATGTGACTAGAGCACCAGATGGTAACCTTAACGTATGGTCATACACTATCACTGATGATAGCGCAGGATATTTAGAGTTTGGTGACGGAAGCAAGCAAAGTTTTGCCACAGACAAGATTCCGCAAATTCCTGCTGCCAACGACTACTACTTAACAGAACAAGACAGCGGTAAGCATATCTTCTTTGAACATGAGAATGGTTGGGTTTATATTCCGCATTGGGAAGATAAATCTCTTCCTGTAGGGTTCACATTTACTGTAGTCAATACCACAGGTAGTGATTGTTATGTGGAAACCATGACTGGCGATACTAATAGAGCTAGACTAAAACTAGCAGGTCGCAACATTGATACCTACACCATAGGTATTCCAGATAGCGGTTCTGGAAGTATGGTAACATTCTTGAAAATCAAACAAGGATATTACATGCCTAACAGTGCAGGTGACATAGACTATCCAGATGTATGGATCGTTAGTGGTCCTGGCGACATCTACGACAACGACTAAGGAATCACAGTGAGTATCATACAAGCGATCATAGGCACTAATCTAACCATATCCGCAGGTGGAGGTGGCGGAGGTGGCGGAGGTGGTGGAGTTTCACCAGATGGCACACACTTCTGGGATGGTTCTCCTATAGTCTGGGGCTCCGCAGGCATAGATCCATACAAACCTACATACAATGCCACCTACAGTTTTCCAGATGGTTTTACTAATGCTCAGATGTGGGATTTCAATGGCGTTAATCAGTTAATGACCACTGGTCCATTTAGTAATGTTAGTCAGGTTTATATGAACATTTGGTTCTATCCCACAGCCGCTGGTTGTATATTAATGACTATACAGGGACAGGCCACAGAAAATGTTAACTACCATCACGCAGCCTTGACTATAAATAGCAATCAAACTGTCACTGGAGGATTCTGGGCAGGTATGAACATTGGTTCAATGACCACTGTCAACACAGTGACCTTAAATGCTTGGAATCATATCTACTTTAGACACAACGGCACACAGGCTCTACTACAGTTGAATGGCGGTACAGCGGTCACAGCCACCCATTCCTGGGAGTTACAAGGCAATCCATTTGTGGCAGGATTTGGTACAACCAGTATAACCAACAGTGGAATCAGCGCCAGATATCAAGGCATGCTGGCAGAATTTAGATTGAACTTTGGTAACACAGCCAGCAACTATGATTCCACAAGAAGTATCTACGAAGCACCACAACAGTTCATCTATGATGACTTTACCATTGAGTGGTGGCAGAAAGCAGAAGCCATTGGCGTAAACAGCCGCCCTTGGTGTATCGGCTTGCTAGGCGAGCCGTCTGGACAGGTAGTGAGCATTAGCTATGAAGGCAATGGTCGCGACTATTTCTGGATCAACAACGGTTTCCCGGCACAACAAGAATACAGACCCTTAAAGAATCACTATGGCATAGGTTGGGAACACATGGCTATAGTGCGTAAAGACAACACAGTAAAACTTTATTCAAATGGTAGCGAGTACATGTTGTGGCCCTATGCTAATCAAGCCATAACAGCAACCAATGCCAATCTTGTAGTGGGTACAGGTGAATTAGCGGCAGGCAACTTCCAAGGTTATATCAAAGACCTACACGTTATCAAAGGTACTGCCAAGTACACTACAAACTTCCTAGTGCCTACAACACCTATACAGCCCCAGACTGGGTCAGTATTTCTGTTACCAGCCGCAGCATCAGGCACAGCATTTGATGACACGGTAGGTAACAAAGTTGGCACAGCCACCAATACACCAACTTGGAGTTCTGACAATCCCTTCCAGTGGCCAACTCAGACATTTACAGCCTTTGCTTATGGCTCAAACAGAATAGCACTAAATTCTCCATATGTGAACAATCCCGTTGTAGGTCTAAAAGTCAGCGACACTCAAGGCTGGAGTGACTATGTTACCAGCGTGGATCTAGCCTTTCATTTAGATTTTGACAATAGTGTACCTGTAAGAGCACCGGGCGAAGTTTATACTATCGAAGAAGCAGCCATTTCAAAATTTACTAACTCGGGTAGTTTTAATGGAAGTATAGGTAATTTAGACTTTGGTGGTGCTAATTACTGGAAGGCTTTAGAGATAGTCAAACCTGGATGGACGGTGAGCACAGGAGGGCCAACCTTAGGTGTAGTAACTTCGGTGCAGACTAATCTTGCTCCTAACTTTATACGAATAAATGTAAACTTTGATCCTGGTTCAGTATATGATACCTATACATTTACTCCTGCTTACGGCGGCAGTATACGCTTTGATGCAGGGGACCGTATCAACTATGGTGCTAGCGTAGACTGGGCCTTTGACGTTGACGGCATTGCCACTGACAGTCTAACATTGAATCTTGATGCTAATAATATTAACAGTTACCCTGGCACAGGCACTAGTTGGAATGATCTAGGCCTAGGCAACTTCCCATACACATTGTATGGAGCACCTTATTGGGACAATGGTCCTCCAGGTTCGTTCAACTTCAATGGAACGAATCAGTATGCCACAGGTCCCAATGTAAATCTTCTGCCTGGTTCTGGTTATACAAAAATGGTATGGTTTAGACTTAACACTCTAAACGCAGACAATAACCTAGTCAGCAGTGACGGTGGGGGGCACTACATGTTCTTCTCAGGCAGTAGCACACTCTATGCTGGACACGCTAACGTTCCTCCATACCAAGGAGCAGGAGCATTTGGTTCAACTTCTACATTTGGTATTAACACTTGGTATTGTGCTACAGTAACTTTCTCTGTGGCCAATGGTCTTAAACTGTATGTAAACGGAGTTTTAGACAGACACGATCCTGCCTACCAAACACCTCACGGCGGAACAGGATCTACTAACATTGCCTGTTTTGGCGCAGGTGGTAATCTGTTAAATGGTAAGATCGGGCGAGTGCTATGTTACAGTAAAGAACTTACCTCAGGCGAAGTGTTACAGAACTTCAATGCTACGAGAAATCGTTACGGAATTTAACGAATCTTTTGTTCTCGTAGTTTAACGCAGGTATCACACTGACCACAGGGTTTGATACTGTTTTCTAAGTAAACAGGACGACGACAACTCCAAAACATGTTACGCACCGACTCTGGTAGCAGGTCATATATCTCACGTTTGGTCAAATTCAACACAGGATAAATCTTTTCTGCATCAGTAAACGCTGACAATATCTTATTACCGCGAATTCTACGATCTTCTAAACTGTAGTTACCATCATTGGCCTGCATACCCATGGCAACTTTTTTAATATTTGGGTTAACGCTACAAACATAACCAGCAAAGAAGTTCATAGTGTCTGTGTCGAATAAGAAATACTTGCCAAAAGGCGGCGCTCCTATTTCACTTTCACTGTAGGCAAATTTGAAACCTAATGTGTGTAGTTGTTGTAGGGCGGAATTTACAGCCAATTGTTCTGCTCGCCAACGGTTCTCTACATTCTTGTTGTGAACATGATGTATGTGGACAGCATAGTCCTTGTAGGCTTCTTCAGTTAAGAGTTTGTATACCATACCCAGGCTGTCTAGGCCGCCTGAATACATGGCTAGGATTGTAGGTTGTTCCATATATAAAATGTGTAAATCTCGTTAATAGGGTGTTCTGTTGGCCTTGGTGTTAGTTCGTCAGCACAGGGAAAATATACAGCATATTTTGTAGGCCAGTTAGGATTAAGAAAAGCACGAGCAACCAACCGATCGCAGTTAGGCAACACTGCTTTCAATAGATCCCTACAAAACTGTTCGCCAAATGCTAGTCCACCGTCAATAATAACTGTATCCCAATGACTGTCTATGCCAAACCAATCACGGTCTTTAATTTTAGCATTGGGATATTTTGGATTCAAATCCCAGGCTTCGGTACACAAAGGCAACAGTAATTGAGTACTGCCTAACAGTAAAACTCTACCCCTACAATACTGCTCAAATACCAAATAATCGTCCAAATTAGGTGCCGCAGGCCATGTTAAATTGCGCCAATAATCTGTGTCTGTGTGCATATCCATTGAGTATTTAACCTAGTCAAAAGTCTTGATTAATTTAATTAGATATGCTAAAATACTAGTATGCTGAATACTGTTCAAGACTTTGTTAAAACTGTTCTTCCTGCTAAGAAGAAAACAACTCCTAGCGGATGGACCAGTTTCAACGCACCTTGTTGTGTTCACAACGGGGAATCAGCAGACACACGTGGACGAGGTGGACTGACAGCCAACGCTGATGGTTCGGTCAGTTATCACTGTTTCAACTGTAACTTCAAAGCCAGCTATCAACCAGGTCGTCACTTAACATTCAAATTCCGTAAACTCTTACGCTGGTTAGGTGCTGACGAAAACGATGTCAAACGACTAGTAATTGAAGCAATTCGTATTCGTGAACTTGTTGCTCCGGAAGAGCTTAAGGCAGAAGAAGAAAAGATCGAATTCAAAACTCGTGAATTACCTAAAGATGCTATTAGTTTTCAAGCACTACTTAATTTTTATCTATTAGATGATTTTCGTAACGTACCGCCACTATTAAATTCTGCGGCAGACTATGTTAAAGATCGTAAAATTGATACACAAAAATATGATTTTTATTGGACAGATAGTACTGAACATAGTCTACATCAACGTGTGATTATTCCCTGCATTTGGGAGGGTAAGATTATTGGCTACACATCAAGAGCGTTTGTAGACGGAGTTAAGCCAAAATATTACAGTCATTATGAACCCAATTTCGTGTTTAATATCAATAACCAAATGCCAGATGCTAAGTTTGTGGTGGTATGTGAAGGTCCATTTGATGCTATGAGCATAGATGGTGTAGCAGTATTAAGCAATGACTGTTCAGAAACACAAGCAGACATAATTGAAAGCCTGGGCTGTGAGGTTATTGTTGTTCCTGACGCAGACAAAGCAGGCGCACAGTTAGTAAAACGTGCTATTGAATATGGCTGGAGTGTAAGTTTTCCTGTATGGCAAGAAACCTGTAAAGACATA